GCTTTACAATCTATATTGCAAAACCAAATTGAAAAATTTGGTCAACATTTTTTTAAAGAAGGTGCAAAAGTAATACCTGGTAATATTGGATATAATAGAATTTATTATGGTATTCAAATTAATAATAATTATCAAGGCATTCCTGTAACTGCATATGCTGATCAATTAGTTGGCACAAAAATTACTGGTGAAAGATCTGGAGTAACTGCTGTTGTTGATAAAGTTTTACTTCCTGAAGATTCTGAAAGAAATCAACTTACACTTTATATAAATTATTTAACTTCAAATATTGGTGATAATTCTACTCAAGTATTTTCTGATTCGGAAAACTTAACATGTAATGAGATTATCACTTCTGGGTTATTGGGGAATACTGCTATTGCTTCTGGAGCTCCATTTGCTCAAACAGTATCTAGTAATGCTGCTGTAACAGGATCCTCTTTTCAAGTTCAAGAAGGAGTATATTTTGTCAGAGGTCAGTTTTGTAGGGTAAATACAGAAACTCTAATAATTAGTCAATATACTACTACTCCTGAAGCAAGGGTAGGTTTATATGTAAATGAGGAAATAATAAATGCAGATATAGATGAAAGTTTAAATGACAATTCTCAAGGATTTAACAATTATGCTGCTCCAGGTGCTGATAGATTAAAAATTACTCTCAGTTTGTATCAAAAACCTTTAGATGATTTTGATGATAACCAATTTGTTGAATTAGCTACTATTGGGGGCAATAATGAACCAGGAGTTTTAAGATCTAAAAAATCTGGTTCTGGTGGTGCTGCATCAATGGGTGGTGGTGGAGGAGGTTCACCATATTCATCTAATTTTGATATAACAGATACTCTTGCAAGAAGAACATATGATGAGAGTGGAAATTATGATGTAAAACCTTTTGAGGTTACTTTATTAGAATCTTTAAATGATAATATTGGAAATAGAGGGGTATATAAAGCAGGACAATTTACATCTGGTGGGGAAACTCCTAGTGATGATTTAGCATTATATAAACTTTCTCCAGGTAAAGCTTATGTTAAAGGATATGAGTTGGAGACAGTAGGACCAACATATTTGGACGTACCAAAACCAAGAGAAACTAAAACTTTAACAAATCAAAATATAATTTACAATACTGGACCAACACTTAAGATAAACAGTGTTTTTAGAACTCCGACAGTAGGTATTGGTAGTACATATGTTCTAAGTTTAAGAGATCAAAGAGTTGGTGTCAATTCTGAAACAGTTTCAGGTAAAGAAGTTGGTCTTGCTAGGGTATATGATTTTAGACTTGAATCAGGTACTTATGAAGTTTCAGATTCTGATAAACAAAAAAATCAGTGGGATCTTGCATTATATGATGTACAGACTTTTAGTGAAATAGAATTAAATCAATCTATTACACAATCTGTTCCTGCTTTTGTTGAAGGAAAGGATAGTGGTGCTACTGCTTTTCTGGTAAATTCTGTTAGTGCTGGAGTAGCTTTAACTGTTTATGAAAAAAATGGAGATTTTATTACCAATGAACAACTAATAATTAATGGTATTGATAATGGAAGAACTGCAATAGGTATTACTGATTATACTATTTCTGATGTTCAATCTGTTTATGGAACTGATGATAATAATGTTGGTCTTAATACATTCAGTGCGAATGTTATTCCATCTACCTTACTCAGTGTAGGTGTTGCTACAGTCGGTGTAGATAAAGGAGCTGCAGGAACAAAAATACAAAGCACTAATCCCAATTTTCCAGGAATTACTACTATTGGTAATCTTATTTCATATAGTGATCTTGCAATATCAGAAGATCCTATTTTAGCAAGAGTAATTAGTGTAGATGCAACTTCTGCCTCAGTTGTTGGTGTTACTACAGTATCTGGAGTATTTAATGGAGGATTGCCTACAACCGCCTCTGGTGTTTCTACTGTAAATCAGTTTAAAGAAGTAAGTGATTTAAAAGTTTTAGCAACTCAATTAGATAGTTCTAGTGATAATACATTATATACTCGACTTTCTAAGAGAAATGTATCTAATGTTGATTTAACAGGTGCTTCAGTTGTTGTAAGAAAAACTTTTGCTGTTAATATTAGTAGTGGTAAATTAGAAACTCCTCTTCCTACAATAGATACTAGTGAATCTTTCCAACCATTTACCGCAAAAAGATATTCTTTGATTGGTGCAGATGGTAAGACTCATGAATTAACATCTGATCAATTTGATTTTGGATCTGGAAATACTTGTCAGATTCGTGGTTTAGTAGATCCCCCTGCTGCTAATAAAGGTGCAACTTTAATTGCTACCATTAAGAAGCAAAAACCAAAAGCAAAACAGAAAATAAGAAATTCTGTTAAGTCTTTAGTTGTAAATTATTCTAAAGATGCTGCTTCTGGAATTGGAACTACTACATTGAATGATGGATTAACTTATGGAAGTTATCCATATGGAACAAGAGTTCAGGATAAAAATATATCTATAAATGATTCTGATATTATAGAAGTATTATCGATATATGAATCAGCTGATACTAGTGATCCTTCTTCACCGAAAATTAATTTAACAAGTATTGTTACACAATCTACTACTACTAATGAACTAATCATTGGTGAGCAATTAATTGGGCAAAATAGTGATGCTGTTGCTATAGTTGCAGAAAAACCAAGTGATAGTGAAATTAGTGTCATTTATCAAAATGAGCATCTATTTAAAGAAGGAGAAGTTGTACAATTCCAAGAATCTGGTTCTAGTGCCATAGTTTCAACATTAAATTCTCCAAGTTTTAATATATCTCCAAATTTCACTTTTGTAGATGGTCAACAATCTACAATCTATAATATAGGTAAAATTAGAAGGAAATCTGATTCAGATGCGCCTTCTAAAAAAATAAAAATATACTATTCTAATGGATCTTTTGATTCTGGGGATAATGGTGATTTTATAACTATTAATTCTTATGATCAGTATGATTATGGAATAGATATTCCTAAAATTGATGATATTTCCAACTCAGATATAATTGATATTAGACCAAGAGCAAGTCAAGTATCTTCTGTTTCTGAAGGTGCTAGATCTCCTCTTGAATTTAAAGGAAGAAACTTTAACACATCTGGAAATTCTGCTCCTAATATTTTAGCATCTGATGAATCTTTATTGGTAGATTTTTCATTCTTTCTTGGAAGAATTGATAGAATATTCTTAAGTAAGGATGGGCAATTCCAAATTAAGTATGGGGATCCTGCAGAAGATCCACAAAAACCTGTTCCTGTTGATGGTGCTATAGAAATAGCTACTATTAGGCTTCCACCTTATCTTTACAATGTTGCTGGAGCACAAATTGATTTCTTAAATCGTAAGAGATTTACGATGGCAGACATAAAAAATCTTGAAAATAGAATTAAAAATCTTGAGTACTATACAACTCTTTCCTTATTAGAAACCAATACTGCAAATATGTTTGTTTCTGATGCAGATGGTTTGAATAGGTTCAAATCTGGTTTCTTTGTTGACAACTTTATAGGATTTAAAACTCAGGAGCAAGCAACTCCTATTAATAATAGTATTGATATAAAAAATAAAGAATTAAGACCAAGACATTATACAAACTCTGTGGATTTAGTATTTGGTCCAGTTGTAGGTAATGATCCCAATGATGATCTTAATTTTGCAACAATTGAAGGTATAAATGTAAGAAAGAACAATGATGTTATAACTTTGGATTATTCTGAAGTTGAATGGTTAAAGCAAAGTTTTGCTACAAGATCTGAAAGTGTTACTCCTTTCTTAATTAGTTTCTGGCAAGGAACTATGGAGATTACTCCATCTTCCGATACTTGGGTAGATACTGCTAGATTAGAAGCTAGAACTATTGATGTTGAAGGTGATTATACTTCTGTCTTTAATAGGATGGTTGATAATGGTGAAATAGATGAACAGACAGGATTTGGTCCTGTTTTATGGAATTCATGGCAGACTACATGGACAGGAACAACCACTAGTGATCAGACTAGAGATACTGTTATTAATAATGGAACTCGTGTCTTTGGAATGGGTGGTTGGATTAATAACTTTAGTGGAGGATTTGGAAACCCTGCTAGAAGAATTAGAGAAACATTTAGTCGAGTTAGTAGAGATACTGTAAGAACAACAACTCAACAAGGTATTGAAAATAGAACAGGTAATCAGACATTAATTACTGAATCATTTGATAGAACTTCTATTGGTGATAGGATTGTAAGTAGAGATCTTGTTCCATTTATGAGATCTAGAAATATTGAATTTGTTGCTAAGAGAGTTAAACCTTTAACAAAACTATATGCTTTCTTTGATGGTCAGGATGTTACTAAGTATTGTGTTCCAAAACTCCTTCATATTAGTATGATTTCTGGAACTTTTGAAGTTGGTGAGAAAGTTGTTGGAATGGTTAATCCAACTGGTCTCAGCCAAATAACTTCAGATAGTATAGCGGAGATTAATTTTAGGGTGGCTCAATCCAATCATAAAGAAGGACCATATAATATTCCTACAAAAGTTTTCTCGGAAAGTCCTTATGATAATCAATCTTTACCATCATCTTATTCATCTACTTCAACGGTATTGAATGTAGATACCTTCTCAATATCTAATGAACCACAGGGTGAATACTTTGGATGGGTTGACATGGGAATGGTTTTTAGAGGTCAAAATAGTGGAGCAATAGCAGAAATTGAAAGTATTGATCTTATTTCTGATATTGGTGCATTCTGTGCTGGATCTTTTTATATTCCTAATCCAAACAATATTAGTTTCCCACGATTTGAGACAGGAGTCAAAACTCTTACCTTAAGTAATGATCCAGATAATAATCCAGATAATGCTACTACTTTGGCTGATGAAGCATTTACTTCTTCTGGAACATTAGAGACTGTTCAAGAAAATATTGTTTCTGTAAGAAATGCAAGACTTGAAAATAGACAACAATTCCAAGATAGAAATGTTAATAGAAGTCTTGGAACCGAAGTTGTTGGAAGTGATGTGGTTAGTGAAAGTGTATCTCAAGAAATTATTGGATGGTATGATCCTCTTGCACAATCATTTTTAGTTGAAGATTCTGGTGGAATATTTGTTACTAAGTGTGATGTCTTCTTTAGAACTAAAGATGATATGGATGTGCCTGTGGTATTCCAGATTAGATCTATGAAGAATGGATTGCCTACACAACATGTACTTCCTTTCTCTGAAATAGTTTTAGATCCTGCAGAAGTTAATACTTCAGCAGATGGATCTGTTGCAACCACAGTCGAATTTAAAGCACCTGTTTATCTTGAGGGTGATAGTACTGAATATGCAGTTGCTCTTGCATCCAACTCAACAAAATATAGTGTTTACATTTCAAGGATTGGTGAAACTGATCTTTTAACTGATACATTTATTTCCAACCAACCATACTTAGGTTCTCTCTTTAAGTCACAAAATGCTTCTACATGGGAACCAAGTCAATGGGAAGATCTTAAGTTCACTCTTTATAGAGCAGAATTTGAAACAGCAGGTACGGTTGAATTCTACAATCCAGAATTAACTAAAGGAAATAACCAAATTCCTACACTAGCACCTGATTCATTAATCCTTGGTTCTAGAAAATTAAGAGTTGGTCTTGGAACAACTGTTGGTGATAGTTATGAGATGGGCAATACCATTATTCAAGATGGAACGATGGCAGAGGGTAATATTGTTGGATCTGGTGGATCTATAACTCCTGCTGGTTTGAGTATTACTAATGCTGGTATTGGATATACACCTCTTGATGGTAATAAAACCTTTAATAGTGTAAATCTAGTTACAGTTACTGGTACGGGAAGAGGAGCAGTTGCTAACGTCTATGTTAATAATGGAGTTGCAGCTGCTGCTACTATTACTTCTGGTGGAACAGGATACTCTGTAGGAGATGTTCTTGGTATTACGACTATTGGACTTTCTACTGGTGGTGATGGAACTGTTGGACGTAATGCTAGATTTAGTATTACTGGTATTGGAATGACCAACGAATTAACTATTGATAATGTTCAAGGTGAATTTGTTGTTGGTACTGCCAATACTCTCTTCTACACAAATAGTTCTGGAATTAAAACGGAACTGGGATATGTTAATGGTGGTGATGTTCAGATTAGTTCTATTGATGTTGAATCTGATGGTTTACATATCAAAGTTAATCATAAGAATCATGGAATGTATTCAACTCAAAATAGAGTTAAAATATCTGATGCACAATCGGATATTAAACCAACTAAATTGAGTATTGCATTAGAAACTAGTACTGAAACTTCCTTTAGTGTAGATGATGCATCTACTTTCTCAAATTTTGAGAATGTTGGAGTTGGTACAACTAATAGAGGATATGTAAAGATTGGAAAAGAAATTATTGAATATAATAATGTAAATGGCAATCAAATTACCATCTCTGCTAGAGGAGATGATAAGGTTAATTATTCTGTAGGAACACCTGTCTATAAGTATGAACTTGGTGGAGTTAGTTTGAAGAGGATAAACACAACTCATGGACTTTCAACTTCAACCTCAACATCCACAACTGGATCGATTGCATTTGATTCTTATAATATCAAACTTGATATGACAGGAATTGGAACTGTTAATGATGATAGAAGTAATGATGAAGGATTCCCCAAACTTTACTTAAATCAAACTAAGTCTTGTGGTGGGTATGAAACAAAGGCAACTCAAAATATGCCATTTGAAGTTATTACTCCAATAGTGCATAATGTTACAACTACAGGAACTGCCTTGGGATGTGAAATAAGAACTACTTCTGCAGCAAGTATTAGTGGAGATGAAACTCCATATCTTGATGAAGGATTTGAATCTGTTGTAATAGGTGAACCAAATTATATTGATACTCCAAGAGCAATTTATTCTAAAATTAATGAAGATGAAAAATTAGATCAAGTTGAGGGTAATAAGTCTCTACAAATGAGATTAACTCTCGGAACAACTAATTCTAAAGTAAGTCCTGTAATTGATGCAGAAAGAGTAAGTACTATTCTTACAAACAATAGAGTAAATAGTGTAGTTAGTAACTATGCTACTGATAATAGAGTTAAAACTATCACTGATGACCCTACGGCTTGTCAGTATATTACTAAAGAACTTCAGTTGGAAAATGCTGCTACTTCTATTAAGATAATATTATCAGGTCATGCTAATTCTGATGCTAACATCAGAGCATTCTATGCAGTTGGTAATGATACTGGTTTTGAACCAATATTTACTCCTTTCCCTGGATATAATAATTTGAATAGTAGGGGAGAAATTATCACCAAACAAAATAGTGATGGATTATCTGATTCATTAGTTATTCCATCAAGTCAATATGGTTTTGGTGATAATTCCAACTTTAAAGAATATACATTCACAGCAGATAAATTACCTTCTTTTAGATATTATAGAATTAAACTTCTATTAACATCAACAAGTCAAGTATTTGTTCCAAAGGTTAAAGATCTACGTGTAATGGCTCTTGCTTAATATGGAACATTACAATATTGAAGGACATAAGGATCTCGCAAGGGATCCTCATACAGGTACAATAGTTAATGTAAACTCTTTAGATTATAAACATTATGTTTCTTCTCGTACTGCAAAAAAATTAAAGAATGAAAGAGTCGATTCTATGGAACAAGATCTTGCTAATTTAAAAGGTGAAATTGGTGAAATTAAATCTCTATTAAAGGAACTGGTCAATGGCAAGTAAAAATTTAACATTTGACCCTTCAGCAGGTGTGCCATATGCTGCTAATTTAACCATTTATACTGGTACAGATTTTAAAACTACTTTTACTGTAGTTGATACTTCTGATGTTGCTTTTGATTTTCAAGGATTAACTACAACATCTGTTTGGTCAGGGTCTGCTCAAATGCAAAAAAGTGCAGGAGTAGCAGCAACAACAGTTGCAGCAGGAACTTTTAGTGTAGGATTTACAAGTGCTGGTGGTGGTATATTTGATATCTCTATGGGGTCAACAGCAACCACAAGTCTTTCAGAAGGAAGATATGAGTATAATGTTTTAGTAAGTTCTGGTGCATCAATTTATAATATAGTAAATGGAAATATCATGGTTTATACTGGCATAGCTTCAGCACCATAAATACATCAAGGGGTAATTGTATAAATGGCATCTCCATCAAATAGAACAGAATTTGTAAACTATTGCAAAAGGCAACTGGGTGCTCCAGTGCTAGAAATTAATATTGCTGATGAGCAAGTTGAGGATGTAATAGATGATGCAGTTCAATACTTTCAAGAAAGACATTTTGATGGTGTTGCACAAGCATATCTTAAATATAAAATAACTCAAGATGATATTGATCGGGGCAGAGCTTCGATGGAAACTAATAAAAAACAGACTGGAATAACGACTACAACGGCAACTGCGGATATTGCTGGAACAGAAACAACTTTTAGTTATTATGAGAATAGTAACTTTTTACAAATTCCTCCTGCAGTCATTGGTGTAACTAAGATATACCATTTTGATGGTACTAACACTATGACAAATAATATGTTTAGTGTTAAATATCAAATGTTCTTAAATGATATTTACTATTGGGGTGCGACAGAACTGTTGACCTATGCCATGACTAAGACATATCTTGAAGATATTAATTTCTTATTGACAACAGAGAAGCAAATAAGATTTAATAAGAGAATGGATAGGTTGTATCTTGATATTGATTGGGGTAGCGTATCAAAAGATGATTACTTGGTTATTGATTGTTTTAGACAATTAGATCCTAATGATTATGGAAGAGTTTGGAATGATTCATTCTTAAAGAAATATGCTACTGCTCTTATGAAGAGGCAGTGGGGTCAAAATTTACTTAAATTCCAAGGTGTTAAATTACCTGGTGGGGTAGAGTTAAATGGTAGACAAATCTATGATGATGCAGAAAAAGATCTAGAAATCATCAGAGAACAAATGTCTAATACTTATGAACTTCCTCCACTTGATATGATAGGATAATGGCACTTAATCCATTCTTTCAACAAGGTGCAAGATCTGAACAGAATTTAGTTCAGGATTTAATCAACGAACAGTTGAGGATGTATGGTGTTGAGATACATTATCTTCCTAGAAAATATATGGAAGAGAAGACGGTAATAAGAGAGGTAGTTAAATCTAAGTTTGATGATTCATATCCATTAGAAGCATATATTGATAATTTTGATGGTTATGCAGATAATCCTACATTATTGTCTAAGTTTGGTATTGAACAAACAAATGAAGTAACTCTTGTTATTTCCAGAGAAAGATGGGAAACTTATATTCAACCATTACTTAAAAACGAATCTAATGTAAAGTTAACTACCCGTCCTAAAGAGGGGGATTTAGTTTATTTTCCATTAGGTGATCGTTTATTTGAAATTAAATATGTAGAACATGAGAAACCATTCTATCAACTTCAAAAGACATATGTATACACCCTGAAGTGTGAACTCTTCCGTTACGAAGATGAAGTTATTGATACTGGTGTAGATGAGATTGATGATATTCTTACTGGAGAAGATTCTGATGGAATAGCAGAAGATGGTAGTACATCTACAATCCTCGGATATGCTCAGACTCTTACTCTTGTAGGTACTGGTGCAACAGCTACTGCTGAAATTGGATTTAATACTGAAGGATCTATTAGGTTAATTAGCCTCAGCAATAGAGGTGGTGGATATACTGCTATTCCAACTATTGGAGTCAGTTCTGCACCTGTAGGTGGTGTGACTGGTATTCTTACTGCTACTATGATTAGTGGTATTAATGTATGTAATTTAAATATTAGTGATAATCAAAAATCTGTTCAACAGGTTGTTATTACAAATCCAGGTGCTGGATATACTCTTGCACCCACACTCCAAGTAACTGGTGGAGGGGGTTCAGGTGCTGCTGGAACGGTCTTTATAGGTGATGGGGCAGTTGGTATCGTTACACTTACTGATGCTGGTTCTGGATACACTACAGCACCTAGTGTAACTATCACTGGACCAGGTGCAGGTGGAACTACAGCAACTGCTGAAGCAGTCGTAAGTTCTGCTGGAACCATTACTGCTATTAATATTACTAATGCTGGTTCTAAGTATACTTCAAGTCCAACAATTACGATTGGTGATCCTTCACTTGATAATACTGGCAACTTTAAGTTTAATGAGGTTGTTACTGGATCTATTACAGGTGTGACAGGAAGAGTAAGAACATGGAGTGCTACTACAAACGTTCTAGAGGTTGCAAATGTATCTGGAATGTTTAGTATTGGTGAGGATATAACTGGTAGTTCCTCTGGTGCTGTTCATGCATTAAGGGTTGTAAGTGAAGATCCACCAGAGGATGGATTTGCTGATAATGTTAATATAGAATCTGCTGCGGATGATATTTTGGACTTTAGTGAGCAGAACCCATTCGGAATTCCATAAATATAAGATACTAGGACTCTAAAAATGTTTGAATATTTTTATAACGAAATTTTGAGGAGGACCATTATTGGTTTTGGTACTCTATTCAATAGTATATCCATTAAACAAGATGGTTCACCACTAAGGGTTCCTCTTGCTTATGGACCTACTCAAAAGTTCTTAGCAAGATTAACTCAATCTCCAGATCTAAACAAAGCAACATCTTTGTCTTTACCAAGGATGTCTTTTGAGTTTACTGGGTTGACTTATGATCCTTCTAGAAAGGTTACTACTACTCAAAAAATTGTAGTTCAGAATCCAGATTCAGATACTCCTGATGAGAAGAAAGTTTATATGCCAGTTCCATATAATATGCAATTTGAACTTGCTGTTATGTGTAAATTAAATGATGATGCATTACAGATAGTAGAGCAGATATTA